TTTTAATTTCTCAACATCAAGTTCAGTCATACCTTCAGAAATCTCTTTGAACTTCAATTGACGTTGAGTAGAATCTAGTTCTTCTGCAACTTGAACGTTCTTGTCTGCGAGTGACTTAACATCGTCTTCCAATGCAGTAACTTTTTCCATTAGTTCATCAACCATGTTGGTCTGTTCTTCAGGAATGTTAAAGTTATGTTCTAGGAATAGTCCTCTTAACCCACCAATGAAACTTTCCATAATGTCAAGTTTGATTTGTTGTTTTAAACCAACTTCATTTTTGGCAGTCCATTCTTCAACCACATAGCTCAAATAAGCATCTGCTTCTGTTTTCAATTCGGCTTCTTTTTCGGCTAGAGCTGATTTCATTTCTTCGTCAAGTTTAGCCTTAACAGCCACAACCTTACGATCAGCTTCATAACCTACAGCCGCTTCAAATAGTACGGTTAGTTTGGATTTGGCTTCTTCAGAAAGATCAGTACCTTCAAACATCACTGTTAGGTGATGTTTAAATGATTCATCCTTTTCGTCATCCTCATCATCCTCGTCATCTTCCTCTTCCTTGTCGGAATCGTCTGATTTAGATTCAGGTTTTTTCTTGTCGTCGCCGTCTTCTTTTTTGTCCTCGGCGTCGTCCTTCTTAGCATCATCTTCAGCTTCTTTATCGTCCTCTTTGGCAGCTTCATCTACTACAGGAGTATATTCTTCTGACAAGAGTTCTTTAAGTGCTTGAAGTCTTTTTTGCTTTTCGTCTTCAGTTAGTTGCATTTCAGTACCCTCAATAGTTTTAGAAATCTTTTTCATCATTTATTTATCAATCGGGATAAAAGTCCTTTGACTGATTCATACATGGCTTTTTCTCTGTCAATCTTGTTGACAATCGTTTTAGCCTTCTTCTTATTGGTTAGGAAGGAGGTAAATTCTTCGTACAAGAGAGCATCTTGTAATAAGGCATCTAATGCCTGTTCATTTTCATAAATTGCTGAAACCAATGCCTTTGGAGCTGAAGGGTTCATAACAGCATCAACAGTGTGCAATTTGAAATCTTCACCTACCTCGGAGATGCCTTCTTTAAGAGTCTTTACAGAACCAGATCCTCTGGTTGAAACTCCTAGAACAACTCCGCCCTCTAACATCGCTTGCATGATCTTTCCGCAAGGAGTGTCTAATACCTTGGCTCTACCGTAGTAATCGTTACCTTGTTTTGTCATTGATTCAATCAAAATAGCTACTCTATCCGGATTGATTTGAGAGCTATTTGGGTGAGACAATTCACCAACTGCTCTCTTGGTATTGACAAATTCAGAAACAAATTGATTAACTTCTCTATCAAGGATGCTCTCCTTATAGACTCTTTTATTCTTGTTGATCACTTCAGATTGAGCAAATACGCCTTCAATAATCCATGACTGACCCTCACGTTTACTTTCAGTAAGTAGTTCGCTTTCGATTAGTATCATTTTATTTCCCGTAGAGTGATTTCATTCTAACCTTAGAACGAATCATAGTTCTTTTTGTCTTAACTTTTCTGGCAGATTTAGATTTACGCCATGCTTTTCTAGCAGTCACTCGTCTTGTTCTTTTTTCTTTTTGCGTCATTCTTACGAACTTGACACTAGCACCTTGACGGACAACTTTAAAACCTTTTCGTTTCACTGCAACCTTACGGACAACTTTGCCTTTACGGACAACACGTTTCATTGCTATTTCATCTAGAAACTCAATATGGAATGAAGCCTTCCAGTCCTCCAAAAGGCTATCTAATCTTTTAAGAATTTCAGTTTTTTCAAACATTTTATGCTGTCTTGATGCCTACATTACCAACAGAGGTAACGTCAACAGTGTATGAACCATCTTGGCCTTTGGTTGCAACGGCTTTACCGTTCATTGTCAAAACGCCTGTCTTGGGGTCAAATTCAAATTCTTGATCAAGGTAATTTGCATCAGCAAACCAAGCCAATACAGAGTCAACATCTTTCAATTGAAACACTGTCTCGGAACCAAGTGCTTCTGAAACTTCTTCCTTGACGGATAGCTTCTCAATAGCCTTTTCTGTCATAATAACAATGTTCTTGGCATCCATGTCTTTGACATATTCAAGAGCCAATGCCTTTGTTTTGAAAGGGCCACCTACAATATCCTCTGCCTTTTTATCAAATGCAAAGAATGATTCTTCTGTTAGTGCGTCAAAAAGACTTTCAGCCATCTCTTGTCTGATAATCTCAATTTTTTCGTTTACCTTCTCTTGAAGTGTAAGTACGATTTGTTCTTTGTTGAATAGCATGCTAATTCCTCGATTCAATATTATTAGTTATTTATATTAGGTTAAATTAACGACCGAAACCACCGTCTTCAGGTACAGGCTTGGGTTCTTTCTTTATCTGAGCATTCATATTTTTAATATCTTCGTCAGAGAATTGAAGAACGTTTTTCTTAACCCATTCTTGAGAAACATATTTTCCTACATATGGATCAATCTGTTGTAATAATGCGGCTCTTGATTGCCACATCTCATTAAACATTAATTCATCCCAATAAGAATCTGTTTCCCATTTGAAGGTGAATTTAGGTGAAATAATATCGAAGTCAGAAGCATCCATTATCTTCTTAGTAATAACCTGAATCTTCAATAATTGAATAAAGGTTTCTGAGAACTTAGATCTCAGGTAACTAATGAATTTAGAGAACTTAACTTCTTCTCGGGTAATCTCAGCTGATCTACCAATGTTGAACGTTGAATCACTTTGTAGTCTAGATGTAGGGATATTCAATGATTTAAATAGCTTCTTGTAGAAGTATTCTACATCGGTCATCTCACCTAGATTCTGTCCACCCGCCAATGTGGTTACTTCTGTTCCTCTTCCACCTTCTCTACGGGGAAGCCAGTAATCTTCTAGCATTGACAAAGTATTTCTTTGGTCTTTTAATTCACCTGTTGTTGAATCATAAACCATTTTATTCTTGAAGCGATTCATAATACCTTGTAGGTATTGCTCTGCTTTTGTTTTTGGGAGATTACCTACGTCAACGTAAAATATTCTACGCTCAGGTGCTCTAGCTAATCTATAAATGACTAGAGAATCTTCCAATAACCTTAATTGATTTGCTGCTTTTAATGCCTTATCAAGGTGAGATATTGCGACATTAGAACCATCGTTCTTCTCTCTGAATATACCACTGTTTGAATATGCAATTGCATCAGGGTGTACCTTAATAGCCTGTCTAGACTGGGTTACACTAGATCCAAAATTACCTTTACCTGCTGCATAGGTATTATAAAGGTAGTAAATATCCTTTACCTTTTCAATCTCAATTCCGTTATCATTACGGACTTTCTCTGTCTCTACAACCTTCTTAATGGTTCTAGGATCAACCCATCTAATACCGATTAATCCGTTTGCAGGATTTTTAGAATCTACGATACCATGATAGTAATGTTTACCATCAATATACCACTGTCTAAACTTCTCGGTTGATGTTCTATTGAAATTTAAAAGGGAAAGAATCTGTTCAAATTCTTCCTGTAATCTTACAATAATCTTATCTGGAATTTCTACGTCTTCACTGACCTCTAGGCTAACAGGATATTGACTAAAATCGGTAATGATTGCCTCATTAACAATTTCCTGGACGGCCCAATCAACTTCTGATCTAGAAGCTAATTCTCTCCAAGATTCAATTAAATCCTTTTCGTTGGTATTACCTGTATCAGCAAATTGCATTGCTTGACTGATAATACCGCCCGAATTAATAACCACCGTATCATCCAAATTCGGAGGCGCAAAAGACTCTTCCTTCTTCTCAGGAATATCTACTTCTAGATTAGCTTTTTTGCCGAATTGGGTGAAAAAATCAATAATTGCCATATGTTCTCCAAAATAAAATAAAGAGGATTGTAGCCCTCTTTACTTTATTTATAAAGAGATTATTTCACTTCGCTTGTCTGCCAGTATTGATATGCCAATGTAACGGTGAATTCTTCAACTTGATCAGTTGATTCAAACGCTAAATCAATAGGAGAAACGTTGGTTGGCCATGCTGAGATCAAAGAGTATTCCTTCAAAGCGGAACCATCTCTGCTCAATTGGGTAATAGCTAGGTCAGCCCAATAGTTGTTAGGATTAACCACGCCCAAATTGCCTTCATGGGTGTTCAAAAGAGCCATCCATCTTTCAAAGGCATTTCTTACGGAGAAGTCAATATCATTGATAATTGTCAAGGTCATTTCTTCAAAGGTTCTGTCACCAGCAACTTTGACTTGACGACCCATGTAATACACATCAATGGGGCTAACTGTATCAGCAGGTAATTGAGCACCTTTGCAAAGGTATTCCATGCTTCTACCAGCATCACCGCCGACTCCACCTGGGAATGATTGTGTTACTCTGAACAGAGAAGGGCGTGCCCCTCCCTGGAAGTTTGATTTAAAATCGTTAATATTAATTTGGGGTTCCTCTTTCTTGAATAATTTTTGAACAAATATAACCTTTATGATGTTTCATTTTACCACTTGCAACATACATTAAACAGTTATATGAAAGATTTAATTCTTTCGCTAATTTCTGCAATTGAGTTGTTATAGTTATCACACCGTTAGGGCTAATTAATTGCCATGTTTTTCTTGGTGAAATTGAATTTAAAAATTCATTTCTTTTCTGTAACTCTTCTTTTCCTAAATTTGCATTTGACTTTTTTCTTGAAGTCGCCTTTTTAGAAGCAATCCT